CGAGAGAAGCGCCGTTTCCACCGAAGCGAAGCGCCTCGACAGAGATCGGGGAGCCCACGACCGCCTTAGCTGCCGGGATAGTTACCGAGGTGTCGGTCAGATCGCTGTTGGTATCTGAGGGTGTGTATACAGATCCCTCTGTAACCGCCTCTGCGATCACCGATCCCGATATGCGAAACTTCTTCGCAATCGCATCGGCTGGAAGATCCTCAGAGTAAACGAGGTTCATCCAGATGGACGCCTCTTTAAACGATTGAGGAATAAGTGCGGAAACGACTGTTCCAGTCGTAACCATATCTGAGCGGGTTGTTAGCCCATCTTCTGGAAGTGCCATAAATCAAAACTCCAAAACAAAAAGGAAGCTCAAAGGCTTCCGATAAAGTGATATTTAAAAGGTTTAGTTAGTCGTTCGGCCTCTTCATGAGGTCGTGGATCAGTGTGAGCACGAGCCTCTCAAGATTTGCCGTGCTTGAGGTTCCCCCCGCATAAGCGCGAAGAGGAGTGAAGTTGTTCAGGCTGTAATGCCCGTAATTGAACTGGTTGACGCTCGAACCGGAGATTTCCATAACGGAAAGTCCGTTGAACATCGCCATAGTGTCTCTATGTTCTGTATTTGCCATAAAATTCCTTGTTTAAGCTAAAACGCGCCGGAGAACTTCCGGTGGTAGTTTTCGAATTTCGTCGGGGCTCATCCGTTCGAGATCCTTCATCGATTTGATTTCTGAGCCATTAACGAAACTGCCTTTTGTGCCTGGTTGCTTGCCTCCTGCTACTGCCTGAGATTTCACGACCGAGGGGTACTTCTTAGCGAGCGAGTTTAGGAACTCAGAGAGCCCCATACGCTTCGATCTCGGGTCTTCCTCGCTTGGTATCGGCTTGCCGTCTGCACCCTTAACAAAGATGCCCTCAGAGTCACTATCGAGGTGTAACTCGATCTTGCCCTGAATAAGCTCAAGGGCGTCCTCGTTGAATATCTTGGCCGCCTCTTGGATCGCTGGTGTAATCACCTCAAAGCGCTTCACCTTAGACTCAAGCTCCTGGGCTCGCTTCTCTGTCTCCGTGAGCTTCTTTGAGAATCGCCCCTCCACTTCCTTCGTCACATGCTGTTCAAAGTCCTGGCGCTCTTTGTCGCCGCCCTTCTCCGCTCGTTCGCGCATCCACTTGTCTTTATCTGCCTTGAGCGAGTTAAGCTCCTGCTGTAGCGCCGAGACGGTCTTATTCGTCTCCTCGTACAGCCCCTTGAAGTGCTGCGCGTGTGCTCTCTCGGTTTCCACCGCCTTATCTGGCGTGGTGGTGGTTGTGGTCCCTGCATCTGGCGTGGTCTTTATCGACTCGCTCATTTATTCCAAGCTCCTCTAATCCGCTCAATTAGTCTGTTAAACTGCGAAGTATCCAAACCGAAAAACTTTCTTATTGCCTGGTTATACCGGGCCTTTGTTGCCTCTGCCGTCGAGGAGAAGAATAGCCGCCCGACTATATCCTTACCGACTTGCTCCACCTTCACGGTGATGTTCTTGAGCATGTTCCCGGTCACCGTTAGGTTTGGGGTTGCTCTGCCGGTCTTTTCTAGCTTTGCCTTACCGTACCGCTCGCTGTAGTTCTTGAAGCCTCTGGAGTCTACGTCTCGTCCCTGTAGGGTTCTCTCTACAATCTCGGCCTTCGCGTCAAAGAGGGCCGCCCCTAGCTCCCGCTTGGTTCTCTCTGCTCTCTCGTCTGCAATGCGCTTTAGGTCAAAATTCTTTTTAAACGTGATCCCGCTAATCGCCATCTTGGTATCCGAGCTCCTTCGCCTTCTCTAAGCTGATAGGCGTCCACTGGTGCCGACAGTTATAGCCGCCACCGTATACCATAGCGTCCAAGCCCTGCCCGTTATCGAGCGCCGCGATCTCCTCTACCGTGTATATCGGAGGGTCGCGATCTAACGTCTCGTGGCAAAAGTCCCGGGTGATCTTGTCGTCTGGGCCTTGGTAGATAAAAAGCTCAAGTCCAAGCTCTTTAGCCTTCGACGCCTGTATAGTGCGAGAGAACGCCGAGAGAGAGGTATTAAGCTCTGCCTCAAGATTTGCTCTAATCCTGCCCGTGTACTTTTCCTTTATCGCCCCGGCTGCTGGAATCTCTCCAGTAATAGCCCCCGAGATAATCTCCCGACGAATATCGCCGACGTACGAATCAAAGTTTTTGGTAACATCCTCTGCCGAGAATGTTATCAACTGCTCTACTATCGTCTTGTCGGTGTCCCCGAATATCTGCTTGCCCTTTGAGTACTGCTTGAGGTCGTCGCTGATTGCCTTGAGCTCCTGCCCGAATATAGCGTCAAGCCGCCCTATCTCTTCGTTAAAGCCCTTCTCTATCAGTACTCTCCGAATACCGCCGAGTATCCGAGCCGCATCAGCCGCGCCCGTTGTGCCCGCCTGAATATCAATTAGTACCGTGTCAATCGTATCGCCTAAAATCTTTTCTAGCCTGGCAACGAACGCCGCAACCTCTAGCTCGTTTGCGCGTATCCGCTCCGCGACGGCCTTATCACCCTTCGCCATTTAATGCCTGGTCTATAACCGCCTGGCGCTTTTGTTTCTGCGCTTCCTGCCCGAGAGCGTCGCCGAGCTGAACTTCGCTTACCGCTTTGAGCGCTTCTTCTTCGCGATCTTCTGGGAGCCCAAGCTTTTTGATAGCCTTTTCAATTGCAGCTCTCTCGACGACTTCGACTTTGGAGAACTTGTCTTGGAAAACTCCATAGACTGAGAGGAACTGATCGACGCTGTCTGGTTTGATTGCCCTATCCAGCTCGATATCAGATTTGAAATCATTCTTACCAAGAAACTTAGCCCAATTATTGATCGACTCATTTACCGCCACCTCTATATCTTCGAGTGTTGCTTCTACTAGTGCATAGGTATTGTCCTTCTCCTCCGACTGAGCGCCCTCGGCCTGAGTTAGCTTAGAATCAGAGGGGAGAAATCGAAGCTGGTTAAGCCCGACCTTGAACACGTTATTAAGGGACTCCTCACACGCGAGAGATAGCGCTGTGGGGTCGCCGGAGGGTAGCGTAAAGGCGTCGCCGTCAGTTGGTAGGAAGCTCCAGGTGTACTCTGTGATCGCCTTCATAGCCTCGTTGTCGGTCGTATTTATGCCCTTAACGAAGCCCTTTTCGTAGCCTTGAAAGTAATTGATGTTGTCTCGATTGGAACGCAGGTTGTAGTATCTGAGCGTTTCCTCGCATGCGTCGTGTAGCCACGGATCCGAGTCCATAACCACAATAGGGATCTCGGTAAGCTTGGTTTGAATCGGCTCGCCGTCTAACTGCCAGGCATAGCCGCTACCTGCGTTCTTCGGGTCGTATAGCTTGTAATTGCCCTGCTCGTCTTTATCCGCTGTGTACTTTATGATCGTATATTGGCCGTCGATAATAGCGAGCTCGTGAGACTGGCGCTGTGTCTTTGGCTGCTGATTTGCGCGAAGCCTCGGAAGGTTAAGATCGAACTCGTGCCGAAGCACGTTATAGCGCCCGATCCTCTTTGAGTCTGACGCCTCAATATCCCAGTCCACCACGTCTAGGGGCTCTAGTAGCTCTAGGTATGGCCTAAAGCCTATCTGAGCATCCTCGCCCGCGCTCTTGCCGGTCTTGCCGAAGGCGTCTGCAAGCACCACGGACTTTCCATAGAGTAGAAACGATCTAAGCATCCGGTCACGAACGAAGGTTTTCAGGCTCGTGCCGTATCCGTCGATGTTGGCCTCTGCGCCGTACGGCTGTAGAATCGCCTTACTAACTGGTCCGATCTCCATATCCTTTCTAAAGAAATAGGAGGTCCAGAGAGAGATTAGAATCTCGGGAAGGTTTAGGTAGCGTGTGCGCTGCTCTCGGGCCGCCCTGAGTCGCTTGGCTGTATCGTCGCCCTTTAGTTCAATTGCATGCGCCCACAGGTATTCAAGCGTGACTAATATATCGTGTTTCCCTTCGTATAAGTCGCGGTATCTGATCCAATCTGGCTTTAGATACTTATATTTGGGGTGCTGAAATAGCTGCGTTGAGTTACTCAATTCAAGTTAGTTCCAAAAATTCTAGGTTTGTTCGGTGCCTCTAGATCTTCTTCTCGCGTGAGCTGGAATAGAGGGTATCCAGTCGCGTCGCTATAGTGTGTCCAGTCTTCGCCCGAGGGCTTTTCTATTTGCCACATGCCCTTCTTCAGCCCGGTGTTCGTGTGACTCTTAATCAAGTTTCTACACCATGCGGCAACAACGTATTGCTCGTAAGCCATCAGCGTATTCACCCGGTTGAGCCGCGCCTCGATGCTCGGTGCCGATCTCGCCGCTAGTATCGATACACGATACCGACTTCTGAGCGCCTGGTTGATCTGGTCGTATGCGTCGCTCGATGCTAGGTGAGAGCCGAAGTACCCTGAACAGTCGCCGTATACATGCACAGGCGTGTCTCTATAGTCCTTTTGGTCGAACTGCGCTATGAACTCCGCGCATGCGTCTAATACGCCCCGGCTCTTGCCTGAGCTCTCCGCGAGTGCAACGAATCGAAAGTATCTATACCCGCCACGCTCGAAGGGCTGCCGCTGCATAACCACCCAAGCTAGGGGGCTCTTGTTGAAGTCCCAACATAGCAAGAGAGGCAGGTGCTTGCTCGGCTTAACGTCGAGCACCACATTTCGAGAGTGTAGGAACTCCCAATAGGCGGTTCCCTTAGTGAACGGAACAAAATCGCCGTATAAATAAGACTGTAATCGCGTTGGATCATAGCTGTACGTTCTCTTTAGCTTGTCTATGTAGTCCGACGGAAGGCGCGTATTGTCGGAAGTGTGTAGCTTAAACCGTCTCGCCTTGTTTGTTTCGTCGTACTCATCGAAATTTGCTTTCTCGCAGTACCAATT